ATCAAAACGATTTGTTCTTCAGAGATACTTGCACGCTATTGTACTTCAACTATAAGACAACTAAAAAAATCGTTTACAAGAAAAAGATTCTTGATAACGGTTCAGTTCGTGTAATTGAAAAAGACGACACATTCAATCCTCCTGCCGAAATGATGGAAGAGGGCAAGTTTGAGAAGATTGAGAAGACGATTGATGTTTGGTATGAGGGGATCTTGGTAATGGGGACCAACATTTTGCTGAAATGGCAAATGTCTGAAAACATGGTCCGACCCAAGTCTGCTACGCAACACGCAATGCCAAACTATGTTGCTTGTGCTCCTCGTATGTACAAGGGCGTTATTGAGTCGTTGACTCGTCGCATGATCCCATTTGCTGATCTGATTCAGATTACGCATTTGAAACTTCAGCAAGTAATCAACAGGCTCGTTCCTGATGGCGTATTTATTGACGCTGACGGGTTGAATGAAATTGATCTTGGAACCGGCAATGCATACAATCCCGAAGATGCGCTCAGGCTTTATTTTCAAACAGGTAGTGTAATAGGAAGGAGTTTTACCGGAGATGGAGACTTCAATAACGCCAAAGTCCCAATTACTCAGTTGACTTCAAACTCCGGTACGGCCAAGACTCAAATGCTGATTGCAAATTACAATCACTACTTGGATATGATTAGGTCTGTGACCGGCTTAAATGAAGCAAGAGATGGATCTACTCCTGACCCTCATTCATTAGTTGGTGTTCAGAAATTGGCTGCGTTAAATTCAAATACAGCCACTCGCCATATCCTTCAGTCTTCTCTTTATGTCTACCGGACATTGGCAGAGGCTATAACTTACAGGGTAGCTGATATTTTAGAGTATGCTGAATTTAAAGAGGAGTTCATTAATCAGATTGGCAAACACAAGGTTGGTATTTTGGAAGAGATCTCCGAATTGTACATATACGACTTTGGTATTTTCATTGAGGTGGCTCCGGACGAAGAAGAGAAAAGCCAACTTGAAGCAAACATTCAAGTCGCATTATCTAAAGGGGACATTAATCTTGAGGATGCAATCGACATTCGTGAGGTAAAAAATATCAAGCTCGCAAATCAGTTGTTAAAACTGAAGAGAGTTAAGAAGCAGGACCGGGAAGAAAAAATGGAGATGCAGAAGCAGGCTATGATTTCAGAGCAAACATTGAAATCTCAACAGATGGCAGCTCAGACAGCCATGCAGAAAATACAGGCAGAAGTTCAAGGCAAGATGCAGATCAAGCAGATGGAGACTGAGCTTGATATTCAAAGAACCTCAAAAGAGGCTGAGTTGAAACTTATGCTCATGGAGAAAGAGTTTCAGTATAACATAGAGTTGGCTCAAATGCAAGGGTCTACTCTTGAGCAAAGAGAAAAAATGAAAGAGGATTCTAAGTCAAAACGAATCAGCCAACAAAACTCTGAGCAGTCAAGATTGATTGAGCAGCGCAAAAACAACTTGCCTCCATTGGATTTTGAGTCAAACGAAGACAGCTTAGATGGATTTGACTTGAGCGAATTTGAGCCTCGATAATTCATATTGAAATATTGTATAAATTTGTAACAATTAAATCAAATCAAATGGAGTTTAAAGTAAGAGCATTAGACGGTGCAGAAGAAAAAGGAGTGGCTCAAGTAGAGCAGGAGCTTCTTGAGAAGCACGAAAAAGAGATCAACAACGATACACCTCCTGCCGGAATTGACACGCCTCCTACCGGAAGCGATACGCCTCCTGCCGGGAATGAAGAAGAGGTAGAGTTGGATGAGCAAAAAGTTCTTTCGTTTATTGGTAAAAGATATAACAAACAGATCAGTTCCTTTGATGAACTGATGGCTGAGAGAAAAGAATCTGAGGAGCTCCCCGAAGACGTTTCTGCCTTTTTGAAATTCAAAAAAGAAACCGGACGGGGGATTGATGATTTTGTCAGAATCAGCAAGGATTTTGATTCAATGGATCCTGAAGTGCTTGTCAGAGAGTACTTATCAGCTACTCAGGAAGGTCTTGATAAAGAGGACATTGACGCATTGATGGAAGACTACTCTTACGACGAGGAGTTGGATGATGAGTCTAAAATCAAGAAGATCAAAATCGAAAGAAAGAAAGTTATTAACGAGGCGAAGAAATTCTTCAATTCTCAGAAGGAAAAATACAAGACGCCACTTGAGTCAAGACCGGCATCTATTTCCAAAGAAGAGGAAGAAGAGTTTAAGTTGTATCGTGAATATACACAGCAAGCCAAAACGGTAGAGGAGGAAAACAATCGTAAACGTCAATGGTTTGACGAAAAAACGAAAGGCGTCTTTGATGACAAGTTCAAAGGTTTTGAATTTGATCTCGAAGGCAAAAAAGTAAGTTTTACTCCCGGTGACGCTGCGGAATTAAGAAGGCTTCAATCAAATCCTCAGAACTTCATTGGGAAGTTTTTGGATGAAAGTGGTCTAATGAAGGATGCGGTTGGTTATCACAAGTCTTTGGCAATTGCTATGAATCCGGATAAATTTGCCAAGTTTTTTTACGAACAAGGGATTGCGGATGCGACAGACACTCAGATGAAGAAAATCAAGAATGTGAACATGTCTGAGCAAAGAGCCCCCGAAGTATCAAAGTCAAACGATGGCATGCAGGTTAAAGCGGTTAACCCTGATTCCGGAAGAAGTTTAAAAATCCGCAGCATAAAAAAAATTTAAAACATTTAAAACCCATTAAAAATGTCGGGTCAATTAAAAACAACTCCTACGTTTGCCCTGCAACCTGCAGCCGAGCAAGTAGCGTTACAAACCAATTACATTACCAACTTCAACTTCTTGAATCAGTATCTTCCTGATACTTATGAGAAGGAATTTGAGCGTTACGGTAATCGTACAATCGCATCTTTCCTCCGTATGGTAGGTGCTGAAATGCCTTCTAACTCTGACCAAATCAAATGGGCAGAACAAGGTCGTCTTCACATCAAATACACCAATGTAACTTCTGCTGCTGCTCTTGGTGCAGATACAGCTACATTGACTGTTGCTGATTCAGGAGTAACCTTCATCGCAATTCGTGTAGGCCAAACAGTGATGATTCAGAATAACGCTACCGGTGTTTTCAACAAGGGTATCGTTACTGCTGTTCCTTCTGCTACAACCTTCAGCGTTGCTTACTACGAAGGAGCCGGTCAATCTTTTGCTGTTGATACTCAATGTACCGTATTCATTTATGGTTCTGAGTTCAAAAAAGGAACTAACGGAATGGTTGGTTCTTTGGAAGCTGAAGATGACATCTACTCTAACTCTCCAATCATCATCAAGGACAAGTACGCTGTGAACGGTTCTGATATGGCTCAGATTGGATGGGTTGAGGTTACAACTGAAAATGGTGCTACCGGATACCTGTGGTATTTGAAAAGTGAGCACGAAACTCGTCTTCGTTTCGAGGATTACCTTGAGACTTCAATGATCGAGGCTGTTCCTGCTCAAGCATCAAGTGGTGCTGTTGCTGCCGGCTACAAAGGTTCTGAAGGTATCTTCTACGTTGTAAACAATCGTGGTAACGTATGGGGTGGTGGTACTCCTACGAGCCTTAGCGATTGGGATACAATCGTTTCTCGCTTGGATAAGCAAGGAGCTATCGAAGAAAATGTCGTGTTTGTAAATCGTGGATTGAGCTTCGACATCGACAACATGTTGGCCACTCTGAACGGTTACACTTCCGGAGGTGTTGCACAGTCTGCATCTTTCGGTCTGTTTGACAACGATGTGAACATGGCTTTGAATCTTGGTTTTACCGGTTTCCGTCGTGGATACGACTTCTACAAATCCGATTGGAAATACCTGAACGATCCTACAATGCGTGGTGGTCTGAGTGCAGAAGCTGCTACAGCTACCGGTACGATCACAGGTCTTTTGGTTCCTGCCGGATCTACTTCAGTGTACGATCAAATCATGGGCAAGAACGCAAAACGTCCTTTCCTTCACGTGCGCTATCGTGCATCTGAAGCTGAAGATCGTCGCTACAAAACTTGGATCACCGGTTCTGCCGGAGGAGCCCAAAACAGCGATTTGGATGCAATGGAGGTTAACTTCCTGTCTGAGCGTTGCGTATGTACGCTTGGTGCAAACAACTTCGTTCTGTTCCGCTTCGGATAGTATCTATCTACAAAACAGGGGGTGTCTTCAAAGACACTCCCTTTCTTTAAAAATATTCAATCAAATCAAATTAAAATTACGTGAGCACAAAAACAACCCCCACTGATAAAGTCTATAGACTTAAAATTGGTACGCCTTTGGCCTATACATTAGCTTCAAGAAATCATCCACGATTCCCCCTAATGTGGTATGATGAGAAAAACAACGTAAATCGTGCGTTGAGATATGCTAAGAATCAGAAATCTCCCTTTGAGGATCAGCAGGATGGCAATGCCATTTTAGAGCCGATCATCTTTGAGGATGGTTTTTTAAGGGTTCCAAAAAACAACCCTGTTTTGCAAGAGTTCCTGCATTACCACCCACTGAACGGTACTGTCTTCACTGAAGTAGACAAAGAGAAAGACGCTGCTGCTGAAGTAGAGGATCTGAACATTGAGGTTGAAGCGTTAATCGAAGCTCGTCAACTCGGAATTGATCAGATCGAAATGCTTACGAGAGTAATGTTCGGAAAAGATCCGTCAAGGCTTTCAACTGCTGAATTAAAAAGAGACATCTTGGTTTTTGCTAAAAGAGAGCCAAGAGAGTTTTTGAACATATTAAATGATCCGGAACTTAAATACCAAGCCAAAGTGCGCTTGTTCTTCGAGAGCAAACTTTTGATCTTGAAAAATAACGAAAAGGAGATTTGGTTCAACACGAGCACCAACAAAAAGAAAATGATGTCGATCCCGTTTGGAGAGAATCCACACGAAGCTGCTGAACATTTTCTGAAAAGCGACGAAGGGCTTGATGCGTTAAAAATGTTAGAAGCGACCTTAGCTTAGTTTAAAGAATGTTCTTGTTTTGATTAATGATGAAAAGGAGGGTACAAATTGTGCCCTCTTTTTTTTGTATATTTGTCTAAATATAGGCAAGATGATAAACTCGGTTAGAAATACAGTTTTGTCGATTCTCAATAAAAATAATTATGGGTACATATCCCCTTCAGACTTCAATCTGTATGCCTATCAAGCTCAGATGGAGATGTATGAGGAGTATTACAGCAATTACAATAAGACTGTGAACGCTGAGAATATGAGAAGCTCAGGAACGGATTATGCTGATATAAGCAAGCCTATAGGCGAAACTATGGAGTCGTTCTTAGTAAGCGACTTTCTTGTTCCTCAATTTACGAGCAATTTGGCTCCTACAAATTCATACTTCTATCCGTCTTTGGTTACAGTCGGAAATACCGCATACATGATCAGCAAGATCAAAGTGTACACCAAAAAGAAAGTATCCGGTAGTACAAATGGGATGATGTTTGCGTCTCTTATTGATTCTTCAAAAAACTTCATCAGCTTGGGCGTTTCGGTGTACGACATTGTATTGAATGTCACAACAAAGAAGAGCACGTTTGTTACTGCCGTAGATGTGACTACGCTTACATTGGCAGACAACACCTTTCCCACCATTGGCGACGACTACATTATTTACTCATACAAAGACTACTCAGAGGCTGAAAAGGTATCGAACTCTAAGATAGACATGCTTAACAGTTCAATGCTTACGGCCCCCTCTTTGATTTACCCGGCATATACCATTGTTGGCGAGTTGATAAATATGTATCCGTTGACAACGTGGAGTTATGGTGCAGTCAAAGCTGATTACTTCAGGCATCCAAAGGCTCCGAAATGGACCTATATTACGCTTGGAGGTGGAGAGCCGATATTTGATCAGTCTCAACCGGACTACCAAGACTTTGAGCTTCCATTGGAAGATGAGTTTAAGTTAGTTATGAAGATCTGTCAGTACTGCGGTATCTCAATACGTGAAAATGAGGTTACTCAGTTTGGAATGGCTCAAGAGCAACATGAGCAGCCTACGTTTAGCATGCAACAATAAAATTAAGTAGCAATGGCTTATATATCACAGTATCAGTATTATGAGAATAATGGGAACAACCCTGAAAATGAAAATTGGGGATCTTACCAATATGTAAGTCTTCAGGAGATTGTAAACAATTTCCTTTTGATGTATTCCGGGAATCATTCTTTGGTTAATAACGAGGAACGGTACAAGATACTTTTCCATGCAAAGCGTGCAATACAGGAGCTGAACTATGATGCGTTTAAGGAGATCAAAATATTGGAGCTTACAGTTCCTGCATCTTTGATTTTTGTTCTTCCTTCTGACTATGTAAATTGGGTTAGAGTGTCGTTGTATAAAGATGGTTGGTTGAGGCCATTGACCGAAAACATTCAGGCAATGTCATCAAAGGCTTACTTGCAAGATAACGATGGCAAGATTCTTTTTGATCAGGATGGAAATATCCTGCAGCCACAATACTCAGACATTGACTATGACCGTCTTACCGGCATGAAAAAGAGCCTTTATCTAAATCAGGGAAGTCGATTCAATGGGCATTATGGTTGGTGCGTTGACGATATTTGGTACTTCGAGTATAGCTTCGGTGCTGCTTTTGGGTTGAATACTGAGACTGCTAACTCAAACCCGACATTCTCTATTGATAAAAAAGCCGGTGTGATAAATTTTGATTCAAGCATGTCTGAGCAAATTTGCATCCTTGAGTATGTTTCTGATGGCATGGAGAATGGCGACACATCAAAAATAACGGTCAATAAACTTTTCGAGCAATACATATATGCTGCAATCAAATTTGAGATTTTAAACTCTAAATTTGGGGTGCAGGAGTACATAGTGAATCGTGCAAGAAAAGAACGCACTGCGCTTCTCAGAAATGCGAAGATCAGGATCAGTAATATTCATCCCGGACGACTCTTGATGAATTTAAGAGGCATGGACAAGGTAATAAAATAATATGGCAAAACTTTCACGCAACTTCATTGCAGGTAGAATGAATAAGGTGGTAGACGAGCGTCTATTGCCTGATGGAGAATACATTGATGCAATGAATATAAGAATGGGGTCCACAGAGAAGTCTGAGGTTGGTGTAATCGAGAACTCAAAAGGGAATATCTCCCTTACTACGCTTTCGTTTTCCGGAACTCAACTGAGCGTGAGTGCAAGGTGCATTGGGGCGATTGATGAT